GTTTTTAAACCTCGACTAGACGGATTGAGATGGGACTTATCCGATTACAAAGGCTCAAACTTTGCACCGAGCGAAACTGCTCTTGTGAGGGGGGTGTGGAGTTGTCATCCGGGTGGTCGAAATGGTTAATTGTTTGATAGACATGCTTGGCTGAATGCGCATATACAGATCTGCCATTGTGAACAATGGCTGAACGGAGCTGTATCATTACGTTGTACATTCAGGTATACGAGGGGTCAGGCTACTAAAAACTAAGGGTTATTTTTAGCAACTGCGTGTTATTCTCATAACTACGCGCCGGCGTATCGTCCGCCTTATTACGTTATTCAATTTTGGCTCTGTGAACGTAGTATTTAAATCATGCTTATTTAGCAACCTTTGCGGTCATGAACCTTATTCAGGTTATGTCAAATGATTTTTGCCTCAAGGTGATGTCCAGTGAGGTACTACGTCCGGCGAGTTAATATTGCCGGTTCAGGGTTCTACATGCAAGGGCATCATGCCTATGCTTAACAATTCATTTCATCGAAAATCAGCGGGTATTGCGGTTGGTATTGCGTCGCTGGGAGTGATTTTGTACACTTATTGTACTTATGAAGGGTGTCTGTGGTGCTTAGTTTAACGACTTTGCGGTCGGTAGTTTACGACTTGCGGTCGCCAAATTTACAGTTTGGACTGACAGGTTTATAGAGCCTGTGCTCTCATGGTTGTCCATGTTTATTCATTATTTGTTTTTGTTTTATTTTCTACTAAAGGATCAGTAACGGCATCAAATCTGGAACCAGATCTGCCAGAGTCACATTCAAGAAGCTCAAGCTATCTGCCACTTGACCGGCAGTTATACCACCAAGAGACATTTGAATAACGTCTCCCACTTCTGCGACTACGTTATAAATTGACGTGAACGCGCCTACTGCGCTGGACACTTGTTGAACTAGATCCGTGATTGCCCACGGTTTTGTGCTGCTGACATTCACAGTGTCTCCCCTGTTAGCATAAGGCATTACCTGAAAGCTAGGAGAGTCTGATGTGGTTTTGCCTCTTATCTGCAATTGACCACTGAATGGTTCCCGAAACGTCATTTCTGTCGTTGCGAAGTCGCTACCACCGAGAGTGAAATCACTGACTGTATGCCCACAGTCTACCATTAAAGTAGAAGCAGGAGCGTGATGCAAGCGAGAACCCACGCTGGGCCCTCCGTTAGTACTTGAATCAAACAGTGCAGCATTTCCGCTCGCGGCTGTTGGGATGAAGTTAGTTCTCGTGATAGATGCACATTTACCGATCCTACCGCCAACTCGCGGAGAATTTAATTCGATTGTGTATTCTACAAAGAGGTCTCCGTAATTGAGAGATGCGGTGGCATCTGACAATGCAATAGCTACGTATCCGATATCGGATAAACGCAATTCATTTGCATCAACGAGAGACTCGTGAGTCTCTCGGATGAAAAGAGTGTCATTCTGGCGCAACCTTCTAGAAGGAATTGCCAATTTCAACTCATTATGAACGGCTCCACGCACAACACCTTCAGCATTTAGAAGGCTAGTACGTGAATCAGGCACAGGATCCGCGGGATCATAAACAGGACACAGAGCGATACCACCTGAAGTGGTTGTCGCGCAAGTCGGTTCATAAACGTAATGTAATTTACGGATAGTGTACTTCTCGAAGCGTACCGCGATTTGGTTAAGCCATGGAAAGGCTCTTCCGTCTCCTGGATTAATAGGGACTTTCAACGGTACATGCGGAGTTCTTGATACAGATGGCATTGATTGGCCTGTCTGAATCACTTCACTGTTGACGACACCGACAAATTCACGATGTGAAATTATCATGCCGCCTCCTGGCATCATAGAATATCTAGGTGCCGAGGTTTTACTCATTTTAGTAGAGTTATTTTTGGGTCTGTTACGCTGACCCGAGCGTTGTTTATTATTAGAATTAGTAAGGAATTTTTCTCGTCGGAAGGCCCTCCCCTGGGCGCACTCCAACATATCAACCACCGGTTCAAACCTACTGAGGACTTTCATCCCTTTAGTTCGGGCACTTGGACCGGCAAACCTGAGCTAAATAGCTCTCCCACCATCACTGCAAGCGTTGAACGAAAACCTAAGGTTGCATTGGTTTTCTGTTCTCCGTAAATCAATACAGTGATTGTCTCTCCGAGACTAGGGCGTGTTGCGACTTCGCTCTTGAGCGCTGTTAGTGTTTATTTACATGACCTAACTAACCATGACAGATTTACAGCCTTCACACTGCGCGACTTAACGCATCAATCTTTCTCCCGCGTGCTTCATTGCACGTACCTACCACCTGATTTTCTGCTCGGGATAGCAGAGGTGTTGACTGTTGTCGAGTATTTTCACGAGGTTCTTCATGGGGGTGTTCCACAATGGAGCGGGAAGATTATCATAGTAATCTTCCAGCGCCATTTGTGAAACGGGTGGAATGTTAAATGCTAGGAAAAAGCTAACTCTTTCCCGAGATGTAGGGTCTCTGCATTTGGTAGCCATACCATCAATTAGTTCTTGACGATACTTGTAGTAACAGCTACCTTCCCTAGGAATCCACGGGTTCGCGCCTCTTCCCAGCCATTTGTAAAATGACTGAAATATAGGGGACCCTCCGCTACCTGCTAGTCCACAACCAGCAACTGCACCGACTTGTCTCTCATAGATTTTCTTGCTTCCAAGTTCTTTAGTTGAGATACAATCACTGTACAATCGTTTTGATGGTCGTGGACATAACCTGTAACCGTGCTCTTCTGTCCATACTGGACGAGCCTGACAAAATTCAATCTTCTCTAAAGATTCGTAAATTCCATCAAATTCCATTGTTATACCCATTTCAGAAAACCATTCCTGTAATCCTTGACAGAAATGCTCCCTAATACTGCGACTCATGATGAAAACACAATCATCACCGTCATTCAATAGCTGAACTTGACCTAACAGGTCCTTGAACTCCAAGTACGCATAAACCAAACTCGTCATTATGACGACCGCGCCTGAAGATGTATTCATGTCACCAGACATTCTACAATCTTCTACGATATATTTGATTTTCCCATCTTTGCCCCAATAGACACCATGGTTACGTAGTTGCATTGATAAAAGGGTTGCCAGGCTAGGTAAATCACTACCTTTTCCTGTTGCAAACTGGTGATACGTAGAATGTTCGTGAGCCATCAACAATCTGTTTATATGTTGATCAAATCTACTCGCGTCCAATCCTACCGCTATCGGATCGCTGACGCGATCCCACATTGCTGCAATTGTGTTTCCTCTCTTTATCATGTTCATTCCTTTCGCTACTGTTTTGTGTTGCCCTGACGGGTCAAACACCTCATCGATCGCATCGTAGATTTTGTGCTCTACATGCTTCAGATGACGACCTAACATTACATTAAAACGTGGTGAACGGGGCTGAATGGCTCTCGGTGCCCCGTTTAGTTTCATAAATTCATCCTTTGTGAAAACTTTCACCCAACTATCCCTCTCTTCAAATCGTTTCTTATGAAGAGATTCCACAGCTTTTGTATAACACGCTAGCTTAGCACCGCCATAAAACGAAAGAAATTCATCTTCGCTGATAGGGTGTGCTTTGCCGGTTCGTGTTGCTACAACGCCCAATTTGGACGCCATGGAACTGAATCGTTGGCTCATTTTGTCTTGTGCAGCGATGAAGCAAGCTGAGTTCTCAAGAGACTTTTTCTTAGTCTTCTCTTCACTCACTTCCTCCTCTACAAGATGCGCGACGGACTTGTGTGTCCATGGGCGCGGTGGTCTCTTGAATCCTAAAGTCTTATCTTTAACGAAATAAACTCTCTCAAGGATCGCATGCAGCACTGTTTTAATGTCTTTGTTTGGTATTCTCCAATCTGGTCCATTTGTTCCGGTGACCGTATAATATTTCCGGGGGTGTAATACACCCTTTCCCTGCCTGAGTTCTTGAACCTGGAGTTTCTCACAACCGACAATCAAATCATCCCTCATTTTCTGAGTGACCAATGATTGAGTCGTAACTCCATATTCAAGACCCAAGCGCCCCTACCCTCGGGGTGGCGCCGCTTGCGCGGAACGCCAGTGCTTCGCCTTTGAAACCCCCGCATTCTCGAAGAATGCGTGCATCGCAACTTCATCAGGTGATGGGACAAAATATAAATTCATCGCATACATCTGAAGGCTACGCTTGGTTCCTGGTCGCATATCTGCAAACCGGACGTCGCCGTTCTTCTCTTTTGAAGAACGGCATTTCGCATCAATGTAGTCAGCTGCAACTAAACTCACAATGTTCTCGTTTTCACGAGTCCATCTCATCACTAAGAGTTTAAATTTTAGCTCATGCGCAATTTCAGCACCTAAAACAGGCAGACGAACAGGATGTGCGGCACGATAACCTAAATACTTAAGTTTTCGTCTCACACTCCTGTTGGAGGGTTGAATACACCCTTCCAGTCTGCGACCAGCTACATTCTGGTCTATGGGAACCTCGGGATCTATACCCAAAGTTTCGAATCCATCATCGGACCCATTGCTAACATCATCAAGCAATGGCCCCTCTGGATCTTTCCCGCGCGAAGCGTCAAAATAGATATCACCATCTAAATTGGCTGCGATCAAGTCCATCGGACTCACATCGCTATCTGGTCTGAGTCGTTCTACCAAGCCCCCAATAAGACTTGCTACGCTCCTGACCAACCTCGCCCAAGGGAACCCTGATGTTCCCCCGGCCCTTCCACAGCGTAAGCTGATTACTGCCAAATAATCTGCCCACCTGTGCAGAGCTTCTACCTGAGGGGATATTTTCGTGATTCGTACCGCTCCGCCAACGCCATCCGAATTAACTTCGGCTAACGTCTCTGCAAAACTGTTCGCATTGAATCCTAATACTATCCCCCGGGTTTTTAGCCCACCGCCCGCGCTAACCAGCACGAACGGGTCTGAGGCGCTGTCTATACAAAGACCAGCCCCCGATGATGTCAAAAC